GTATGTATGTATGTATGTATGTATGTATGTATGTATGTATGTATGTATGTATGTAAAAGCATACCAAATCTACATGCCTTGTCAAGTATTTTTTTCAATTCTATCACTCTCTTTCTTACCATGTGTCAATTACTTCATAATCCAAAAGAATATTGCCACTTTTTAAATAAACGTCAGTATTATGAGTAAATTTATCTTTATTCCACCAATGATTTGGTTGTCCAACTTTTAAAATAAATTTTGAATTAGCACTCATTAAAGCATCAGTCGCTATGAATTCAAAATCATATTGTGTTTTATAATCAAAGTCGGCATTAATTTCATAGTTTTCTAAATGGTAACAATTATAATTCGTTCCTAAGCCTTGCACGACAGGTAATGTCGTATAGGAACTCCAAGTTGGATCACTTGTTTTTTTATACCTAAACATAACGGATAATGTGTTCCATGAGCCTTTTTCGGACGTTGGACCAACATAATAATTACCAAATAAATTAATTTTTGCTTTAGTGCCTGTCGCAGTTACACGAACAACCTCAGGATTTGCAGTTACTTTGATGTAAGGCTCCATTGATAATTGTTTTGAAAAAGTTGTCGTTATTCCTCGTGAATCAGTGACAGTTGCTGTGAATATATTTCCTTCAACATTATTAAAAACAGTCATTGCATTATTGACTGTATAATTTGTAATATCAACTGATTTTCCATCAGAACAACTCAATTTACATTTAGATATTGAAGCATTTGCATTTGCAAACACATCAACACTAAATTTTACATTTGAAAAATATGCTATTAATTTATTTGAACTTCCAGTCAAAGCAATAGTTTTATTATTAATATCCTCACACTTGCTCAATAAAATTGTCGGCTTACATAATTCTTCATTTATCATAGCCTTAAATGTTGTCTCTTTAGTACCAATCAATGTATCATTTAAATATGTATCACAATATATTTTGACATTAATTGACTTTGATGTTGGAATTTGTTGATAAAATTTTGATGGAATAATCCAACCATAAGTTTGATTAGATGTTCTTGATATAATTGTTTCAGACAAATTATTACACTCATATCTTAAAGTATGTGTAAATTTATCGCTCTTTCGATTAATAATAATTGTAGTTGTTGATTCAATATATGCATCACTTGCACTTACTTCTGATGCTCTTGCAATAAATGTAAGATCCATTGAATCACTAATTGATGCACTACCTCTACCATTATCATTATCAGTAAATGATGCTGCGTAGACAATTTTTTTACTACCATCATCATCATGCACTACATTTATAGTTCCCTCAGCAACAACTATTTCGCAAGGGGTAGATGTACTAAAATCATATGCAATTCTTTTATCAACAATAGTTTGATTATTAATTGATAAATAGACAGGATTATTAGCCATACTTGTATGATATCCACCGCCTGATGATTTAATCAATGACATTTTATAATATATAGGACTAATGTTTGTTTCGACAATTGGTGTTTGTTCATTTAAGATGAGTTTTAATGAATAACGCCCGTCTATATTAAAATTTTGTATTTTTTCCATTTCTATCACCTACTCTACTACAAAACAACCTGTTCCGTCTTCATAATCTTCCCACCTGGAATGACTACCTACGGATAAATATTGTCTAGCATGTAAATTAATTGCATTAACCCCTGTAGGATCAGCAACTAAAATATCAGTATCATCACGCTTAACATACATTCCTTTATTAGTAAGTAAATTTTGCATTTCCTCACCATCTTTTGAAATATTTAAGCCATTTTCATCAAATGTATATCCTGTTGATGTTTTAACTTTTGTAACACCATTTTCTAATTGCTCATTGATAATATTTATTTGAGTTTGAGTAGCACTTTGAATTTGCTCTACTCTAGAATTAGCATTATTTGCTACATCAACAGCACTATTAACAACCGATACTAATTGACTATAGCCCTCAATCCTACTTGTTGAAATAGTCCCTGAAGTAATAAAATCAGCATTTATTCCACTTGAAGTAATTGCTGTTTTAAATGGTCCTTCAATTCCATTTTCGCTAAGTCCTAACCCTCCAAGCCCTAATCTTAATATGTTTTTTGCCTGCTCTTTTGGAACAGAATCAAGAATAAGTATTTCATTATCATCTATATAAACAATACCTTGCTTGTTTAAATTATTAATGATATCGGTTTGATTATTGATTACTTGTTCTTGTTTTGATAATTTGTCTAAAGTTGAATTTATTGAGTTATTAATGGCATCAAATTTAGCCTTAACATCGCGGTTATAATTTCCAAATGTTAATTTTTTAATCTTCTTTAAAATCACATCATATTCATATTCTTGCACTTCAGTTTTTAAAGTAATAAGTGGATGTTTAACATGAATAACATCTCCAATTTCAACATTGGAAACAATATTTGAAGAAATTTCGTATGATACCTTTGGATATTGATTTTCTAGCAAATAACTAGTAGCATTCTCTCTTAATTCTTCAATTAAGGCTTCCTCAGTTCTATTATCACCTTCTAAATCACTACCAAAATCAATACATTTTGTGTATGGTTTATTGTAGGCTATATCACTAATTAAATATTTTTCTGGAAGTAATGTTCCATCAAAGCCAACAGGGCACAATTTGGTGACAACATTGCTCCAATCTTCGTAAATATTAATCCCTTGCATATTCTTTCCATAAGCTACAATTTCACCATTATCATTGCCAACGTGATTCATGAAATATACTGTGTAATTATCAAAATCAAATATACCATTCCACCTAGATTCAATAGTTTCCCATGCTTGAAGTAAATTTTTTCGCACAAAATAGGCAGTATTTATAGTTTCAACATCTGAAACAATGTTAAAAGGACTAACATTGTCAGTCCTCTCATTAATATAATTTAAAGCATTATTACCATTTAAATTAGTTGGTCTACAATCAAGCAGAAAATAGTCTTTTGCTTTATAAAAAACATGTTCAGCAGTGAATTTTATTTTTTTAGTAGAATAAGAAATATTGTTAATATAAAATGCCTGTGGGTTTAATTTTGATTTTGTTTTAATAACACACAAATAATCTTGCTTAATATAATCTATATATTTTATTGGTATTTCAACTTCAATAGACCATCCATTTAATGATTTTTTCTTTGTTTCAATACATCGCAATGGATTAATTGCAATTATACCATTTGTAGAAAAATTAGTTGCATTTGGCTCAAATATTTTTATCATAGCCATCGATCCTTTCTTTTTACCTTTATAACAGGATCTCCACTATTTATAACAATTGAATTTTCTCCTACATTTAAAATTGGAAAATCATATCCTATTTCTAACAAATTATTACGCATAAGCCCATTATAAAATGCATTCATATTTTCACAGTCAATTTCTACATATGTTTCATCATTACTAAATGTATATTTAAAACGTACATTAGCAATCGTTAATTCAACTACATCTGATGTACCTTTTTCAAGTCTAATAATAGGTTTAGAATATACATTACCATTATTCATAATCTTGTCAGTTACTACAACAAATTCATCATCTTTTTTATACCAAAAAGGATCACGGCTGAACATTAAATCTGCAACTTTTATTGATGATGTTCTAATTGGCTCTACTGCCTGATAAAAGTAAGCAGTTGTAATTCTATTTTGATATTCAAAAACACCTGAGCCATTTAACCAAGATAATATATCATCAAGTTTATTTGAATCTAACATTTGTACTTTAATAGGTCGTTCAATATTAGAATATCCTAAAAAATCAATAATGTCTCCATCCTTCCCATCAATTGAAGTGGTTTCAATTCTTTGTTGGGATTTTGCTAAAAAGTGTTGTTCTTCTTCAACAACAACTTTCATATCATCACTTGATATTCCTTTAAATTTAAACATTACATCACCTCACGTATTCTATCATCAATAAATCTAATAAATCCATCTTCATCTAATGCAATTTTGCAATTATTTAAGGCTTTTAAAACACATAAATACAATTGATTATAGTCAATCAAAAAATGATTATTCGTTGAACAATAACTACTATAATTGCTATTTATTTTATTGCTCTCAGCATCATTATTTAAATTTTCTAATACACTTTCTGCTATATTATTTGCTTGTTGATATAAACTAGATTCCTCATCTTCGAGACCCTTTTCGGCTCCAAGCATAACGTTTTTAAATATTTGTCTTGTTTTTCTAGATGGTGAGTGAATGTCAAATGCTACCTTTAATTTACTTAATATGCCATTTGCAATATTAGATGCTTTAGAAAATAATCTAGGCTCCGCATTTTGCATTTCCTCAAGCATTGGCTCCATTGCATTTTTCATTATATTTTTAGTTTTTTTAGGTATACTGTCATATGATGCAATAATTCCTGTTGCTATTGCCTTTGCTTTATCATCGATTGTTCCACCATACAATTCTGTATTAGATATCATCGTTAAATATACACCCAATTGCTTTGCTGATTCTTCATCTAAATCTTTATACATTTGATTATATATTTTTTTTAATTCAGTTCGATGTTTTTCATTTTCTTGTCTAATATAAAGTTTTTTATCTGCATCATTATACCAAATGTTACTTTCAATTTCGTCCAAACGTTGAGCATGACGTTTGCTTTCTTCTTCTTGATTTTTCTTTGCTGACATTCGATTTTCATAAAAAATATCATCCGCCTTAATTCTTTCTGCATAACCATTTGTAACAATCTCATACATTGCTGCAAATTCTTGATTTGCTTGTTCAATGTTGGCCTCTTTTTGTTCAATAATTCTATTATATTCTTGAGCATATGCTTCATTTTGCATTGTGGCTTGGTCACCATATCTTTGATTAAGTAATGCAAGTTGTTCAACTGATGATTCTTCAATCAATTTTAACTCTACATCACGTTGCTCTTGCATAGTCTTAATTTTTTGCTCAGCCATAGTTTGATATTCTTCTACGCTTCCATTAAAAGATTGAATTTCCTGCGAGTATATTTGTATGATGGCCTGTGATTTTTGCTGTTGAATTTCAAGTTCCCTTTGATTTATTTCATGTATAGTTTGAAAATATTCATTAAGTTTTTCAATTTCTTGTTCTGTATAATTTCTTCGTTCTTGAGAAGCAAGGTTTACAATCCTTGTAATGCCATCTTGAGCATTTTTCATATTTTGCGATAACTCCTGTTGTTCTTCTGCTGAAATAAATAAGTTATCACCAAAATTTCCTAATTGCGAAGTTGCACTGTTTATTCCATCAACAAATTCTTTTGCACCTTCAGCCATTTTTTCAAAATCATCTTCTGCATCTTTTGTAACTGACTCTATCTTTGAAGCAATTAAGGAAATTGAGCCAACAAGTGCAGTTATTCCCATAACTGCAATACCTGTAGGACTTCCTAAAACCGAAAATACTTTTGATAATGAATTTACTGCAGTGTTAGTTGATGTCATCGTACCATGCATTACTTTTAAGGCGTCGCTACAAATAGAAAAAACTTTTATAGCACCTCCTACACCACTAGTGATTTTTCCAAAAACGGTTATAACAGGTCCTGCAGCAACTACCATCGCACCTATTTTAAGTATTGTTTCAAGTTGGTTATCATTTAATTTTGATAAATTATCAGTCCATTTGCTAACTTTATCAAGCATTTTTTCAACAACTGGCATAAGTTTATTACCCATCGTAATTACATTATCTAATAATTTATTCTTAACAATTTCTAATTTACTCTTTAAAGTACCATATCTTTTATTTGCTTCATTTGATAAAGCATTATTTTCATCCCATGCTTTATTGCCTAACTTGATAGCATCATTAAAAATATCTGATGCATTAGTTGCACGTAAAATAGAATCTCTTAATCTAGTTTCGGTGATACCCATTTCATCAAGTACTTTGATAGCACTTTCACCTTGCTCACCACTTTTAGATAAACCATCTATAAATTTTAACAACGCATCAGTTGCATCTTCTTTAAATGCTGTTGCAAACTCTTCTGCTGTCATACCAGCAACTTTAGCAAAATCTTTTAAATCACTATTACCAGTTTCAACGGCAAGTTGCATATTAATCATTAATTTAGAAAATGCTGTGCCTCCAGCTTGTGCTTCTAGTCCAACAGAACTTAATGCAGTTGCAAGTGCCATAATTTCTGATTGTGACATACCAATTTGGGAGCCTGCAGAACCTAAGTTCATGCCCATTGTTGCAATTTCTGATTCTGTTGTTGCAAAATTATTACCAAGTGCTACAATAGTAGACCCAAGCTTATCAAAATCTGATTGTGACATTTTTGTTACATTTGCAAATCTTGCAAGTGTAGTGGCTGCTTCTTCTGCACTTAAATTTGTTGCATTTCCCATATTAATCATAGTTTTTGTAAAATCTAAAACATTATCGGTTTGAATACCTAATTGGCCAGCTGCTTCAGCCACTGCACTTATTTCGGTCGTTGATGCTGGAATTTCTTTCGCCAAATCTCTTATACCTTGCTTTAAATTTTCTAATTGTTCTTTAGTTCCATCAACAGTTTTTTCTACACCAGTAAAAGCAGATTCAAAATCAATTGCAGTTTTTACAGATGCTGTTAATCCTGCAGCCACTGCGCCAGATAAAATTGAAGCCTTTTTTCCTACATTTTCAATTTTGCTACCTACAGTCGTTAATGATTCAACTAATTCTTTATGTTTTTCAACACTAGATGCCAATTTAGAATTAACATCATTTAATTGAACACCATATTTTTTCAATTGGATTTCAGCCTGAGCAAGTTCCTTTTCTTTTTTTGCTATAGCCTTTTCGTTCTTTTCTTCAGATGAATTCAATTCTTCTAATTGCATTTTTAATACTTTAACTTTATCTGACTGAATATCATATCTTTCAGTTAAGTATTCTTGTTGTTTAGTTAATTTTTCTGTAACACTAGTAGAATTATTCCATTCTGCTTGATTAATCTTAAATTGATTATAATTTTCACGTAAAGATGCATTTACTTGCTGCAATGTTTTTACAAAATTAGCATTACCTTCTGAATCAAAAACTAATCCTACTCTTTTTAAATCACTATTCATTTAATTATTTTCCTAATGCTTCAAAACATGAGTAGTATTTGATTCAAATTGATTGCAATTTTTAATTATAAAATCAAGAATTTTATCGACATCATCAGGACTAATTAATTTCATAACTTCTTTAAAAGATAATTGATTATCAATGTTAGCAGAAATAACTGAATATGCTAAATGATTTGCTATATAAATTAAATTATTTTTATTTTTAATATCTTGTTGCATCTGTTTTATTCCACCATTGTAATCGCTTAGATATTCTAGCACAATTGGATTCCAATCCAAATTAATAATTTGACCATTTTTTAATTCTAATTCCATTTTTTACCTCCATATAATAAAAAAGAGGAGCCTATTTATTAAGCTCCTGGTGTAATTGCTGATGCTAAATCTTCTTTAGTTAAAATTGGTTTTGTAAAGAATTTTTCTTCTGTTAAACCTTCTGGGAATGAAGCAGATTCACTGTCAACATATGATTTTTTATCATTTAAATCGTTAAAAGCATATGCTCTAAATGTAAGCGTATCATTTTGCTCTGAAAAACTTTCTTCTTTTGTAGCAATTTCATCAGTATTTTCCACTAATTGACATTTTGGGTACCATACGTATTTTACACCACCACCTACTTTGTTGACAGGGAATCCAAGTGCAATGTAAGGTCTCTCAGATGTTCTTCCACTTAAGATAAGACCACTTTCATCGACATTTTCACCTCTTAATTTTGCAAGATCATCTGGGTGAAATGCTACAACCTCAATTTGTATATCTTCACTTGCAGTTTGTGAAACTGTTGCATAGTCAATTCCACTTGCCTTAACAGATGTACTGTCTCCATTTTCAGTTCTATTGATATTTTTAACTACTGGACTATTAACTGTTTCATCCCACTTTGTTGAATCAAAAACGTTGTTTTCTCCTTTATTAAAAGCATAATATAATGAGCCTACGCTCTCTTTTATCATTGGTTTTTTTGTTACCATAATTTACCTTCTTTCTATTTATAAATTTGTTCTAACATTTTTTTATAATATTTTTCTTTATTTTTTTGAAATAACGGATATAAATGCGGTTGAGATTTCATTTTTTTTGTACCATCCTCAACCATTCTTCCATAATATTTACCCCAGCCAACTTCAACATCATCCTTATTTTTTTTATAAGTAAATGAATCAACAAGATGTGTATATCCACTCTTCCTAATTTTTGAATATGGCTTAGGCAATTTTAATAAATCATTTACAAAGTATTTTGCACCAACTTCTAAAATATTTGTAACATTTTGTGATTTAGATATATAATCATTTACTTCGTTTATTAAATCATTAAAGCTATTATAAACTAAATCATGATTACCATCTAAATTCATTCAATCTTTTCCAAGACTTCAACTGAAAAGTATGAGTGCCAACATTTATCTTTCTCTACATATTCATGAGATATGTTTGGAAATACTTTATTTTCTGCTAATAACTTTCTAAGTTTTAATAACTTTTTATCGCGTGAAATATTTGATAAAAAAGATATTTGGTATGTTACATTAGTATTAGTATCATATTCTTGATTACTTGCAGTTAAGGGCTCCCAATAATATTCCCATAAAACTACTCTAGGATAAACATTTTTATTTTTATCTTTTGTTATTCCCTCATCATACGTAATATCAATTGACTTAATTATTTCAACTAATCTCTCTTTAGTCATTATTATTCACCTCAAATTTAGGATTTGGATATTCTTCTAATGTTAAATCTGATTGAAGATAACCATCTTTATTAACAAAATGATAAGCATTAAATACTTTATAAAACTTTTTGTTTATTTTAACGGCATTTAAAGAGCCAATTTTTTTATATTGAGGTATTCTTACCTTAATATAAATATTTTGATTTCTAGAATTTAATTCATATTTTAATTTATCAGAAATTGATATTTCTTCAAAAAATATTTTTTCATTTAAATTGGTTAAATATTCAAGTGGACAATCACTTTGATCATCTTGATTAATTTGAAATAATTCTAGATAGCCATCTAAATAATTAGGTATTTCCGTAATATTTTGCTTGTAATTTAGCATATTCACCACAATATAACTGCTTAAATTCTGCTAGCCTCTTGTGATTAGCATATAATACATAATTCTTTAGTAGACTTCTAGCATCCAAATCTTCATCATAATCAATTGCATTACCACTACTTTGATTGATATTATATTCTGCCTCTTTAATGTAATTAATTAAAATTTTTTCATTAAAAAAAGATGGTATTTGTTGTTCATCTTTAATTTCGGCCAAAATTTCATTAATTGTTTGTTCAGACATAATGATTATTTCTCAACCAATTTTATCAATATTTTACCAATTTTATTATTAGTAGTCGTTAATGCTGTAATTCTTGATTCTGATAATGCATTAATTTTTATTTCATCATTTATTTTTTCATGAGGATAAACATCATTTACACTATAAATATGATCTGAATCTTCTAAATCTTTAAATTCATGAACAACAACATATTCTTTAGATGTTTCATCTATTGATTGATCATTTATCCCGTTATTTGAACTATCTAGTTCATTTTCATTTTGGTTATCACTAGTCTTAGATATTTCATCAACTATTTGATTACCCATATTATCTTCTGAACTATTTAAATTATCATCATTTATATTATCAATAATTTTAGATGTATCATCTATTGTCTGATTTTCTATATTAATATTTTTTTTACTCATATACACATACCTTTCTTAACATAATTGCAAAGGCTTATATTAAGCCCCTGCAACTTCAGCTGTTTCTTCTTTTGTACTAACAGTACCAACAATTTTAAATGATGGAATATATTCCTCTAATTTTGTAACATCAAAAATATAAGCAATATTATCATCAGATGCACGACCATTTGAATATCCTTTTCCAATAACAACATCTGCATCGTCCATTGCCATAGTTTGATCATAATCTTTAATATTTAATCCAGTTAATCCCATAACATATTTGTCTGGAATCATTAATGCTGCCTTTCCAACAGGATTGCCAACACTTGGAACTACATCAATATTTTTATATGAAGAAACTAATTTACCTTCTGCGTCATAGATCGCTGGTGCAACATAATCTGCTTCATCATTTGGATGACATACTAAAACTAATTTATCAATAACTCTTGCACCATTTTTTGTTAAATACTTTTTAGCACCAGCCAATGCTTTTGGTTTAAAAGATGTTAAATCAGTATTAACAGTTTTATCTTTATGTGTTCCATTTTCATTTGTTGATGCAATTTGTTTATAAACGCCTATTGGTTGATCTTTACCAGTTCCTTGTAAGCAACCGAATTCAAGACCATCATTTAATTGTTCCTTTAAAACTGCTCTTACATACTTATCTACGAATGGTAATGCTAAATCTTTAATTGCTTTTGGTAAAACCAAATAAACGGTTAATTTAGCAACTTCCATATTTAATCCAGCAAATGATGCTGTTAATTCACCTTTAATTTTATCAGTTAATGACCCCCAACAATATGCACCACTTTTAGACGCAGTTAACCATTTTTTTACATTAGCTGGAGCAAAACTAATATATTTTAATAATTTACTTTCTTTTCTTATATCTTCCAAAGTGATGTCAATTATAGATGTTGGAATAATATCGATTTGATTACCTGAAACTGATTGCTTAACATCCTTTAATGCTTCATAAAAACTTTTTTCTTCTTTTGATAAAGTTCTTAATCCTAAAGATTTAGCATATTCTTTTTCACTATCATTTTTTTCAGATTGTGAAACAACCTCATTAATAATTTCACTATATTTTGCCTCATTAATTTTTTCTATTGCTTGAACAATAGCTTCTGATTTATCATCATTAGTTTGAAGAATTTCTTTTGCCTCTTCAATAGCATTACTCATTTTATTTTCTAAATTCATATTTTATCCTTCCCTTCTAAAAAAAGATGCCCAAGCATCTTTTTGAGGCTCAACTACCTCATTATCTTTTTTTTGACTCTTAATTTCAGTCTCTAGTTCTTTAACTTTCATAACAAGATTATGAACAAAATTGCACTCTAAACTTTGCTTTGCCTCGTTTCTTTCGATACTTGTTGCAAAACCCCATTCAAATGCTTCTTTACTTGTAATCCAAGTTTCTCTATCCATCTTTTCTTTTATATCTTCTTCAGATAATTTTGTTTTAGATGTGTAGATATTAACTGATGGCTGAGTTATTTTTTCCAAATCTTCAGCCATTTTTTTCATGGCATTGCTATCTCCCTCAGCATACGACCAAGCATTATGAATCATTAGCAGTCCTTGTTCTGGGACAATTCTTGTTTCACCAGCCATAAAAATTACACTCGCTGCTGAACAAGCAAATCCATCAACTATTGTTGTTAAATGTCCTTTAAAATTTGATAAAAGACTATAAATTGCTAATCCTTCAGCAACATCACCACCGTAAGAATTTATTCTTACAACTAAATTAGGTGTATCAACTGAGTTAATTGCATCTTTTAGAGTAAATGCATCAGTTGCTTCTGATTGAATATTTAACCATTTTTCAATGATATTTTTCTTACGAATATCACCATAAATATACATTTCTGTATTTTGGTCATCAATTTTATTAAAAGCAAGGTATTTTTCTTTCACTATTCATCACCCCCTTTCAATTCAGAATAATTTTTAGTAAATCTATGCTCATCAGCCCAATCTTCATCAACAGTTGGTAATCCTAAGAATGAGCGGTTATCATTATGACTAAATCCATTCGCTGATAATTTATCAATTGGCCCTGAAACATCAAAAATATCAAAATGTTTAATATTAAGTTTATTTATTACAAACTTTTCACCTTTCAAATAATTTTCTTTTGAAATTAATTTGGCATTTAAATTATCTTCAATTATTGCAATTATAGGATTAATTGCAAATGTAATAAAATCATTTGTCCCAGTTGATTTATCAGTTTTACTTCCATAAAAAACATCCAATGGTATGTTAAATGCCATTGCAACATCATCAGACCATTTCTTCAATAAATTTCTGTAATCTTCGGATGTTTGCACTTTTTCACAATTTAAATTTTCTAATTCAAAATATTGTGACAAAATAATTATTGCTTCTTGTTCATCAAACAATCCTTCTGCAATTTTCTTTTTATACTCATCGTACGAAATATCTTTTAATGTAACAGGATCTTTCATTGCAGGCTGGTTGCCTGGTATTTTCAAGCGATATTTAGGTGTATTTTTATGTATAAAATTTGATGATGAAGCATTTAGCAAAGTTTCATATTCATCAAAATAATCATCTATTGCTTTTCTAATACCACAATTTTCATATGACATCCTAATTACATCTTTTTCCAATAATGTTTTATTTATATATTCCGTATCTCCAAATGAATCTGTCAATTCGATACTGGAATACTTGTTTTCTTTAATGACATAATCTGTCACATCAAAACTTTTTGAAAAATACAATTGTTCATTTAATGTTATAAGTAGTATGCTTTTTTCTCTTAACAAAGATGAAATAACCATATAAAAAAATGAAGTTGCTGCTTCATTTTTATTTGGCTTAATATTTAATTTGTAATATGTATCACATTTATTATCTTCTATAATTTTTTTCTTAATAGAATCATATTTATAATACTTTATTTCACATTTAGAGATTGTTTTTGCAATTAAGTCTATAGCATGTTCAATTGCAAGTTTTTTAATACTTAATTTTTTTTCTTTTTGCTGCAATATGTAATCAAAAAACATTTCTATTTTATCCGTTTCTTTATTTTTTATCGAAAATATTCCCATTTTTTCACCTCCTATCCTTAATATGCATAAATAACTTGCTCATTTAATAATTCATGTCCACTCATTGCGTGAACAAAAGCCATAAATGGGTCAGTTTTTCTTAATTTTGGCTCAATTTTTTCATAAGTGATATTTCCATCTTTAGATTGTTTCATCGAAGTATTATTTATAGCCCATCGCATCATTGCACTATCACCTAAATTTATATTACCTTCAGTAAATTCCTTTTCTATTTTTGGAGCAACGATATTATAAATCGAATTACTAAATCTAATCATTCTAACTATTCCATCTTTATTATCACGAGTTTCTGCAGATATTCCATATTTTTCAAAGGTGTTTTTTAACAACAAAAATCTATGTGTATCCATGATTATTTTAACCACATTGTATTCTGCCATTTTTTCATAAACCCACTCAACAATAATATTTGCATCTATAAAATCCTTGTCAACTATTTCAAAATCCTGAAAACCTTTTTCACCTTTTAAATCAAAAGGAAATTTTATTTCATTAAAAAATTTACTATGTGAACAAATCCAGGTTTTTTGTCGCCATATAAATTCATCATTAACTTTAAATAAAAAACCTGCACTTGTAAAATCTTGAAATGATGCAAAATCAATTCCAACAACAGCCATTCTGCCAGTTAAATTTGGCAATGGTCTTTCTATTTTATCATCAACATTTGAAAAACAAGCCTTTAAAATATTTTCCCAAGAAGTAACAGTAATTTCTTCATTTCTTTTCGGCAAGTTCATTCGTTGAGGATAATATTCTTGCTTATATGATGGTTGAGTTATCATTTTTAAATAATCTTGAATTAATTGATTTTTTAATATTGGCATAAAATTTAAGCTTGGATTTGCTTTGCACCACCTTCTAATGTCAATATCATTTTTATCATTGGTTTCTAAAAACCTTTTCATCGGGATATGTACATCATCTTCACTATCTGCCTTAAAAATAAAAGGCAATAATCTTAAATGATTAGGGCCTCCTTTTAAAACTTGCATTGATAATTCTTTTTTTTCATCTAATGGACCATCTCTTATGATACCATCCGTAGTTATTGTTATAGACCTAGCATGTTTGATTTTTCCTAACGTTGATGAAAATGTATTTAATTGTTTGTAGTCAGAGTATGTGTGCAACTCATTAAAAATTATCATACCAGATTGCTTACCATATTTTGTATTAGCATTTGACGTATTATATCTTAATATTGATCCAGTTTTTCGATTTTTAATTTCTTGTTTGTTCCAATAGAAATATTTAAGCATTATTCTTTTATTATTTTCTAACATATTATAAACAACATTAAATGAATTTATTGCTGCCTCTTCGGAAGTTGCAACAATATCAATATTGTAGTTTTTAATACCATAATAGTGTGTTTGCATATAATTTGCTAAAGGCATTATCATACCATCTTTTCCATTTCCTCGAGCCATTAAAATAAACACATCGGAAAATTTTACAATATCATGATCCTCTACATCATACATAAATACACATGCATAAATTGCCTTTTGGTAAATTCCCAACGGATAATACCATTTCTCACAATACGCTATACATTGCTCTAATTGCTTAGAATCAAAATATACATCACCTTTTGCTAAAGTTGGAAGAATTATATTTTCAAATAATAACTTTATTTCATCATCTATTTCTTCTGGATTATCACAAATATATTTATAGTAATCTTCAATTTCTTTACAATAAACCATCATCATCACCCTGTTCAGTTGATGGCTCTTTCAATCCTAAATCATTTAATATCTTTAACATTTGTGTATTAATTTTTGTAAAGTTAATTATACTTTCATTAGGTTTTTCTACTTCAAAACCATTTCCATTAGTAGCAGAATATCTTAATCCATTGTCTTGAATATCTTTTTTTAATTTTTTCTTCAAGTCATATAAAATCATATAATCTTCTACCATGTCTATATTGTAAGCATCATATTTTCCTTGAGAACTAAGTTGATTTAATAAATCTTCTTTTATTTTTTTTCTAGATGGTGAAGCCATAGTGTCACCACCCCCTTTCACGCGATAATTTTATTTTTTCCGAACAGTCTTCCCCACACACCCGCTCTCCTTAAGACAATATTACCTATAGGATTTGATGGGGGGTATATATAAAATATAAACTTTAAATATCACCATTTTTCTTCAGTTAAAGGCTTTGATTTCTTTTTAAATTCAAACTGATGTCTATCTTCAATAATTTCATGTGCTTCAAATGATAAACTAACACAATTATTGATATCTAAACATAAATCTGGTCTCTCTTTAATTGGTTTAATATGATGCACCATAGTCGCTAATACAGGCTTGATTTTATATGGATGATGTGTTCCATCTTTATATTTACCAGCAAAAAATTGACATTCATGTTTGTCTCTATTTAAAACTTGTTCACGTAAGATGTCCCAATCTGTTGAATTATAAAATGCATCAGTATTACCTTTTGTAATCTCACTTGGCCAGTCTACAATTTTTCTTCTTTTTCTTCTTTTTTTCATCATCAAAACCTTTTAAAGATTGATCACATACTCGCTCTTTAGGACATCCTCTGCAATGGTATCTAAAGCAGTATTTTAAATCTTCTTTCTTTTTCATATTTTCACCACAAAAAAAGAGAATTGTTGTATTCTCCCTTTATAATAATTAAAACCATTACAGTCAAGATAGTTAGTCACTGTATGGCTTACATTGTGATTTACGAGCACTATATTCACAATCTACATCTACAACTATCAAAGTGCTTAATGCATTATTTAATTTAATTATTATTGTATCTTTAATAGATACTGATACTAATGATATAGCTTCCACTCTTTTGAGCCTATATAATTCATCAATAAGTTTCAAGTATTCATCTGAAACAAACATGATGGTGCTTTTTCCATTACACTTACTTTTGGATTTTCACCTTATAGGAATATCATCAGTATCACTACCTACTAAATTAGATAGTGACTATTTCATATTCACTTAATCCCAACAAAAGAATTTAAGATATTATATGTTTCGTGCTAGACTGCTTCGTTCGTTGTCTAGGGTATTAGCAGTTTCCCCACCTATAAAATAAAGCTCAACACTACCATGTATCTATAGCTCTTATGGATATAGGCACGCAATATTGTGTTTTTACAAACACAGGATTTTATGTGTTTTCTTGTTATTTGTGACTTATAAGCACCATATCAAGTAAATATACACGGGTAGATGGATTACCACATTCCAAAGTCACCATCGTTAGCTTTTACCTTTTATAAGACATCAGGAATATTACTCATTGTATAGTCTTATATATTATATTTACTCAATATGCTACCTATAAGATAGCATGTTGTTGTTAAAAGATATGAGATAGCATTAAATACTTTCTCACAATAGCATTATAACATAAATAAAATGGACATTTTGGGACATCTTGATTTTTTAATCGGACATTTTGGGACATTTTGATTTAACATCATCTATAGACCATGAATTATCATTTGATGTTCTGCCTTTATAATCATCATAATATCTCTTACATTGCTTAGTGCTATATCCCATTTCAATTGCTATATCATCCCACGAATATCTTTTATTATCTTTTTTTAAAGAATATTCTTTAAGAAATGCTATGCACAAACTTGGCTCTGATAGTTTAAGAAATTTTATTTCATTTAGTATATAATTTTCATATGCATTTTTTAATAAATATTGTTTTTTTAATTCAACTGCATTTGCATCTTTTGATGTAATCATATTTATAAATTTATCATTGCTAGTTACTGAGCAACTTGTTAATATTTCTTTTAGTTTGCTACTACCTATACTATACTGAGTTTCAATTAATGTTTCTAATAAATTTATTTTATTATTTATTTTGTTTAATTCATTCCATGCTTCAACAATGGTTAAATTTGATACATCCATATTATCCCACCTTTTATTTCTTATCTAATAATTTAATTTTATCATCTGAAAAACTAATTGCTATATATTCTTCTTTCTCTAATTGCATTAATATATTTTCAATATTCTTAATATTTAGATCTTCTCTTAATTGATTAATCGATAATGTATCTTTTCTTAAATCTTTGATATACTCAAATAATTCATTCTTTGTCATATTCTCACCTAACCTTTATACCTACTTTATTTAACTGATACCATATATGCCATTTTCTCAATGGCGCGGCATCCTTATATTCTTTTATTAAGCCACTATATTTATTTTTTAATTCAAAATTATTCATCACATCTAATATTTCACTTTCCATAAATTTCAACTTCTAATTTAATTCCTTTTGAATCAATATTATTCACCAACTTGAGTTTTAATTTCAATTGGCAATATTGCTTGTGGTCTAAATATAAATTCATAATCATATCTTGATACATCACTATATTCTAATTGCTCTACAACATATGTTGTTTCACCTGCTATGTGTAAGAAATGTTTTTGATATTTATCTTCACCTATCCTACAAATTAACTCTAATTCATTATTTGCATTTTCTAGACCACCTTTAACACTGCAATTACCAGTTGCTTGAAATAAATATTCACCTGTTCTTAAATTTATAAATGTAATTCTTCGTTTTACTTTAAATTCATCTGCTTCTCTACTTAAATTATGACTGACAGTAGTTGCACTATCACATCCTACTGCACCAATAAGCATCATACTTAAAATTATTCCTAATATTATTTTTTTCATTATTTATCATCTCCTATTACTTCTTCTTTTACTAATTCATAATCATCAGTTAGATAATCTTTTCTAAGTAATATTTGTAAATTGGGATTTACTAATCTTCTTACATTTTTACTATGACAACCTTTACTTTCTTTATCCAATTTAACATCTATTTCTATTGCTTGGAAAAGAGTTCTAAACTCATCAGTATACACTTCGTGAATATATCTAATTTTCTTTTTCATCTGATACTCCTATTATTTCTTTGTCTTTCAATCTTTGCAATTTCTTTCTTATTTGTCCACCTGTAAAAGTCCTCTTTCTGCTACCTTTAAAGTCAGAACCATAAGTTTTACATGTTTTTTGTAAAAATGAATTTTTGACTATTTTTCTTTGGTGGTTTCTATCTTTTTTAGTTCTACTCATTAGTTGTTCCTGTCATTTCTTTATACTGCGTTCTACGATTATTTCGTATTTTATTTATATCAATGCCAAGAACTTCATAGCTCTCTTTAAAATACTTACATACAAATTCAAATTGATTGTCATTAATAAACATTAATTCTTTTTCTGTGTCGTGTTTATAACTTCCATAAGGGCATCCCATGCAACCAGTTCGACATACATGCTCATATACTTTTGGTATTTCAATATTATATTTATTATATATTTTATTTAGTAATTCATCTGACAAATCATATATTGGTGTGAATGTTTTATTCTTTGTAAAACAAGACTGATATTTAGTTACTCGAAGAACACTTTCCATTCCTCTAACGCCAAGAATTGGTTTTAATCCTGTTTCTTTTTCAAATTTTTTAAATGGCTCTTTTTTTAAATATTTACAGCAATTAGGACTTACTCTATGCAAAGTATCATCCAATAACATAGTTTTAGCTGTTTTATTTAGTTTAAATTTTGTCCAATCTCTACCAGAGGTGTCAATCCCATAAATTCTTTCAAGTGTGGATTTGGCGCGACTGCCTCGTTGATATCTATCAATGATACTATCTTGCATTTTACTGAAACATGGTATTCCATATTTTTCTTTGATTTCAAATGGTTTTAATTTTGGCCCTAAAACAATATCACTATTTTTAAGTATTCTCTTTAATATTTCGTGGTGTTCCATGTATGTATTACATCCAACAATTTTAATATCATCTCTCTTTAGATATTCTTTTATAAACCAATACAAGAAATGGCTGTCTTTTCCACCTGAATATGACAAATAATAGGTATTAAGTTTAATTTTGTCAAATCTACTCTTTAAATCCATTAAATAAAAATCTACATCATCTATCATTTTATTTACTATTTTCTCCTATTATACTTTTGTATTTTTGTAAAATTTCTTCAATCATATCATAACCTACTTGTTCATCTATATTATCGTAGTCAAATAATTCTAAATAGTTTTCTAACCATTTTATAAACTCTTTTTGTTGACTTAACAAGCCACAATAATTAAGCATAACTTGTTCTATGTTTACAAACCCACATTTTTCTATCATTTTATTTATTTCTTCAAGTTGTTCCTTTAAATCTTTTTGTTGAGTTTCTAAGATAATTGCCTTGCCTTCCATTTTTTGACTATAATCATAAGCATTTTGATACATTTTTGTTCTTTCTTCAACTTGTTTCTTTAATTCTTGATTTTCCTTTATTAATAAATCTAGGCATCTAGCATTTTCACCGTAGCAATTGCCTAAAAAATTAATTTCTCCATTTTCTACTTTTGCAACAGTTAAGCCAATCTCATCTTCTCCATTTTCATCTACACCTATCGTGTATTTATCAATGTCGTAAGTATATTCTTTACTCATTTACTCCACCTCTTCCACACTTAATATTTTAAGTACATAATAAAGTTTATTAGACTCTGCTCCTAATTCGGGTTTACCATAACCTGTAGTTATATCAACTTTACACATTATTTTTGGTGCATTTTTTTGATATCCATTTTTAAATATAACTCTACCTTTCCCAAGATGAATTACTAAATTCTCATCATATATACAACCAAATTCATTTTTAAATCTTATAAACCAATAGGGTTTAATTTCTCTATATTCTTCTTTCTTTTCACCAGAAAGAATCATATCAAACCATTTCTTTTTTATTGGTAATGTTAGCATTATTTAACCTCTTTTCTTTTTTATAATTTTTAATAACAATAAATAAATTAATTCTAATGGGGAAAATAATATATCCAAGAATAAGCAAAATGGAGTTAAAAATATGCTTAATAATAATATATTTACTATTTCTTTATTGCTATACCCATATTTACCATAGGCATTTTGATATTCAAAATCAGCTTTAAATTCTTTCCATAATTGTTTAATCAACATTTACTCATCACTCTCTACTTTCTCTCGATATATTACTATTGACTTAATTGTTACAATACCATCTATATATCCACCTTTTTTATTTAATTCTTTTCTAAATCGTTCTAAATTTTCTTCGTAGTTTTTACCACAATAGCCAGATATAGTAGTAACTCTTGATTTATAATTATCTAATTTATTTTTAATTTTAAATTTATTCATTATCATCATTCTCTACTTTCTCTACTAAAATTGCTTTCACCCACAATAACTTTTTCGTCTGTCACTATATCTACACAATATATAAAACCATCTTCTACATAAAACTTTAGATATTTTGCATTTTTAATATCTTCTACATCAATTATCTTTAACATTACTATCACTTCCTTAACTATTCCATATATTCTTGATGTCCAATATTTTGATATTTATCTAAACTATCAAATTCATCTTCTGTTCCTTCTAAGTCATCACAATTTTTATCTAATAAACTTATTACATTTCTTATATCTTCTTTTACTTGTTCATATTCTTTATATAATCTTATATATTGCTCATTTAATAATTTATTGGCTTGTCTTAATTCTCCATTAATTTGTTGATGTTCTTTATTAATTAGTCTTAATTGGTTGTTTTCAATTTGTAGTTGTTCTATATAATTTATTGTATCTTCTTTCATTTGTGATTTTTCATATCCATAAGCATCATTCCAATTTTCACACTCTACAAAATGTATATTTTTATTTTTTAAATTACTTATATTCATTCTGACACCTCCTAAATTTCAAACCAATTGCCCTGACTATCTTGTAAACATTTAGCTCCACAATATTTGCATATTCCATAATTACTGCAACCATCATTTCCTAATGTTTCACAATTATGCCATTTTAAATGTTTGTCGAAAAAGAATGCTATATTTAAAATTAATTTCTTTATCATTCTGACACCTCATTTAATAAATCTAATAAATTCCTAGTCTGCCACTCATTTAATTCTAAGAACTCATCTTTTCTTATATGTTGTTTAATTAATTCATATATTTTATCAATAACTTCTTTTTGCTTTTTACATTGTTGTTCTAAGTCTTCATTAATTTTTAACATAAACTCTATTGCTTCTATTTCTTGTGTGTTTATTATTGTTTCATTATGTGTTTTATAATGTCCAATTAAATAACCAAATGTTCTTAATGCTAATTCTTTATCCATTATTCTTATTTCCCCTTCCTAATCTTATAAGCAACATAAATTCCTAAACACATTAAATTAAATGGTAAGAATAATATATCTAGTAATAATGCTAATGGTAGGACTAATATACCTTTTAATTTATGTTCATCTAATAATCCTAAAGTTATCATTAATTTTCCTTTATTAACTTGCTTAGTTCTGATAAGTCAACAATGCTATTTTGAAACATCTGTTCTATCTGCTGTAATTTATTATCTCTTTTTGACAAGAATTCTATTTGGTTTCTTAATTTTTCTATTTCAATAACAAATTGAATACGACCATAACTCTCCGTTTCTTCATAAATTTTTTGCACATTATCACATCTATCATATATTTCTTTCATATGTCCTCCTCATCTAGCTTTATAACTA